TAAATCAGCCAACAAGTAATACAGGGTATGCACTTGGAGCAGTTCCACTTAATACTGCGTTAACAAATTTGCCACCTTATGTAGAAAATCATAGAATTAAAAATAACACTCTTGACGTTGGAGAAAATGCAATCTGGCTTCCAAGATTTCAAGGATACTTATTTGCCAATGGAGAAATTATTAGATATGATGCACAAGAATATCATGTTGATTCCCCATCTGCTTCTGAAACTAATGGCTTAGTTTGGATTACAAATAATAATGAGTATCAAAAATATTTTTCTGAACTAGTCTTTAATGGAAAAATCTTCCCAACAGGAATTGTTAGAATTTATTCAGAGCCATATTATGAAAATGCTTCAGGATCAAACTTTGAAGAGCTAGAAGAAAATGTTAGATATAAAAATGGTCCAGTTAAGGTTCATGGAAGAGGGCAGTTTGGAACACCAATAGCATCACATTATGAAGGACTAAGTTCCTACTGGCAAAATAAAGATTATGTTAAATCATTTAGAATGGACTCTGAAAATTTGTTTAGCCTAGTTCCAACAGAACTTATCTCTTATGATGAAATAGCAGAAGTGGTTTCTGCATCAGCACTACCACTTGGAAATGATAATGATTCAAAAAATAAGGTAACTATATCTAGTAAGATTGCTAACTTTATGAAGCAATCAGTTAGGTCAGAGTATAACTATTCAACTGCAGATCAAAAGGCAATTGGAACTATTCAGTCATCCGCACTAATTGTTGGAGGACCTTATCCAGTGCCATCTCTTGCTGGAACAAAGTTGTCTTCATCCTCTGATAGAGATTTATTAAGCTATGTTTATAAAAACCTTGAAAACAATTTTTCACACGTTGGAACAAGAATGAGAATTATTGGAAAACAAAAAGATGATCAAAATCAAACAGCCTTAAATTCATCAACATACTTTACTGGACTAAGTACATCAGTTGGTGATTCTAATTCAAACCTAACTGAACTTTCAGGAGGTTCTGGAGGAATAGGATATATGATTGATGAAAATACAAATTCAGGCTATTACTTTGAAATTGCAGCATTGTCTTCAGACATACTTTCATATTTTGATGGAGTAACCGATTTCTCTCCCTCAGCTAATGCTGGGTCTGCATTATCAGCTTCTTCAATTCAAACAAAATCAGTTATTGAAAATGTAATTTTTTACAAGGTTGAAAATAAACCATACTCCATACAGAAGCCTGGTAAAGAAAATATCGCAGTTCCTAAAAAACTTTGGGGATCTCTTGCAAGAATTGTTGTTGATGAAGGAAAGTTTGTAGGATCTGATAGACTAACTTCTCAAGAAACTCCAGTATATGATTTAGCAATAGAAGCTGAGATACTTAATGATAAAATAAACTTCTTTCTTTATTTAAATAATAATCTGATAGGAAGTGTAACTGATAACGACCCACTCCCAATGCCATCAACTGGTCTTAAAACATGCCTATTTACAAGAGCATCTAGTAAGTGTATGTTTGAAAACATTTATGCATTAAAAAATAGAGCTGGAAACACTCAAAGTTTAACTGTAAGAACTGGTAATGGTTCATCTTTATCGGAGCTCACATCAGATCTTTCTATATCTGAATCATTGAGAAAATATTCTTTACCAGCAGTGATTCAGGCAACATATATTTCATCAATTGGAACTGAGTCTGCGCCTTCAATTGATTACTATTTTGAAGAGTTTGGAACAATTTTAAGAGAGTGTGCATACTTTAACATTAAATATGATCAGGCATACCCAGCAATAGTTGCAAAAATAGTGCCACCATTTAGTAGTGAAAAATCCTATAACATCTCTGGATTTTTACCAGGATCCTATGGTGCTGAGTTTTTAATATTTAACTCAACTGACAAGGCAATAGATTTGAGTGAAAATTCTACAAATAGAATAATGATTCAAGGTATAACATTTACTCAAAATATATCTAATGTTCTTACAGTGGATGACTATTTTAAAGAGCTTTCAAACTTTTCTGATCCTGTGTTTGTAGAAAATACAATATTGTCTCCTGAAAGATCTGAAAAAATTTATGACAATGTTAAAAATAGTAGAGCTACCTATGGAAATAAAGCATTCTCTATTGATTCAATTTATATTCAAAATGAGGATTCTGCAAAAGATGTAATGAAATGGGTTTTAGATAAAACAATTAAGCCAAGAAAGGTATTTGAAGTAGACACGTTTGGTACACAGCATGTTCAGCTTGGAGACTTGGTAAAAATTGATTATGATTTACCAGAAGGTGTTAAGTTGATTGACAGTAATAAAAAGTTTGTCGTAATCTCTGCAACCTATGGAAGATCTTCTTCAGATGTCAAGAGTCAGCTAAGGTTGATGGAGGTATAGTATGACTACAAATTCAGATGGAACAACAAATTCTACAATGCCACCTATGGCATCTCCCCAAGCATCAAGTTCTTCGCAGTCTGATGCAGTAAAAACTCCAACTAGAAATGTAACTGACATATCATCATTAGTGCCACAGTATGATGTTGAAGAAATTCAGCAACTTCTTTTTGAAAATCTTTCTGCAATAGAGTTGTCAAAAATTGAAAGGCATGACACAATTGAAGGAATTGATCAAAAGTATTCTATTATTTCTAACCTATCTGAGACAAGAACAAGGTATGACTCAATAAAGCAATTAACAATTATGCAAAAATTTAAGCCACTAACTGGTATTTATACAATTAATATTCAAGATAAAATTCCATTAGAGGACTACCTTGTTTTACAAAATTTAAATTCAACATACCAATATCTAGATGAAAACAACGACCTTGTTACTCGTGAAAAAGGACATTACTACATTGATATAAATGGAGATCTTGTTATAGAACTTGTTGGATTAGAAAAAAATCAACAGGTAGAGATTTTAATAGACACAAATGGTACAATATATAAGGTGGAATCATGATTACAACAAATGGAAAAAGCATTGTAGCTAAATATCTTTTAAACCAAGCTCCTGAATTTGCAAGTCATATTGCAATTGGTGTTGGTGGCAGAGCTTTGTCTACATCCTCATCAGTAACATTTGCTTCAGATGCAGACTCTTTAGAGTTTGAAGTAGCAAGAGTTCCAATTCTATCAAAAGGTCTTTTAAAAGAAGACGGTCAAGAAAAAATTGTTTTTAAAGCAGAGCTTCCAATTGAACAAAGGTATCAGATTACTGAAATTGGACTATACCCAGCAAATAATAACGCTGTAGCACAAAATTATGATAGCAAAGTTATATCATCCTTCAACAATATAGAACCCTGGACCTATTCAAATAACTTGAATGATTCAGGAACTGTTCTATATATTGGACCACTACCTATTGATGGTGTAAATATTGGATCCATAGACTCTGAAAAATTAATATCATATAGTGCAGAATACTTTTCATTCATTGATAACAATTCTCCAATATTTGAATACGCAGAAAGGTTGGGTAGAGGAGAGGAACCAAGGTATTTAAGTAGGTCCATGCTGGTTGCTGGAAACACTTCAGTAGTCTCTGATACTTCTGCAAGCTCTTCAGTAGTAGATACTTTAAGTCCAGAATCTTACTATGTTCAAAACAACTCTATAAATTTAAATCTAGGAAAAAATTTACCAACTGATCAAATAAAGTTTGCTTTTTCAGTAATTAGTAAAGAAAGAGCTGGAGTTGGATCTGTGTCCCCAAATAGTGTTAAAATTAGGCTAGAGTTTTTAAATAACACCAGCAATGATCCTCCAAAAGCATATGTAGATATGTCAATATTTGGAGAAGAACTTGAAGAGCAAGAAATGAGATATAACGTAATTACAAAAAATATTTCAGACTTTACCACTTCAGCAAACTTTTCATGGAGTGCAATAAACTCAATAAGAATCTATTCATGTATACATGATGATTCAAATGTTCCATCAACAGACCACTATATAATTTATGACGGAATAAGATTTGAAAATATTTCTAGCTACAATCCTTTGTATGCCTTGGTAGCAGCAGAGTATATGAAAACACAGGATCAAAGTCCAATTTTAAAGAAAGAGAACTCAACAAGTTATGTGGAGTATAGGTTTGGCGTAGGAGTTTCTTAATGGCACAAATAAGAATTCCAGTAGAAAAGTTATCGCCACCAGATAAAAATGGAGATCATGCGTTTCAATTTAGAATTATATCTGTTGACAAGAACCAGTGGTCTGCTTGGTCGCAGCTATATATAGTAAAAAGTATTGGACAGTATAGACCCTTAGAATCAGAAAATGTTACAGTTACCATAGGAAGTGAAGACATATCTATAACATGGGATACTCCAACATACTATAACTATGACGGAATTTCAGATTCAATAATTATAGATGAAGTTAGTGGAAGTGTTGTTTCAATAAATTCTGCATCAATTGTTCAGCATAATCATACACAAAATTTTAAACAGCATGACACAGATATTTTTACTCAATGGGATAATGGAAATTTTGAATATCACGATAGAGTTGTGGCTGATACAACTAGCGTTATAATTCCACCAGGATCTACTTCAGTAAGGGTTATTGGGCTAGTTTCCTTAAAAGATATTCCACAAAGATATACTTTTGAAGAAGATGAAAGTTATCAAGAAAGAATTGATAATTATTTAGGAATATCTGGCTCTGTTCAAGGCGTTTATGACCTATTTAAAATTTTTGACACTGGTACTATAGAACTTTTTGAGTAAGGGTAACTTACCTGATATAATTAAGTAGGAGAAAAAATGGCACAAATTGAATTACCAGATAGAGGTCAACCTTTAGACATATCTTATCTTTATAGAATAGTTAATGAAATTAACAATGTTTCATCTTTAATAGGAAACAGTCTTTCAAAACTAAAATATAGAGACAAGTCAACAAAGTCTCAAGTTCTTACATCTAACCTTGTATTTTATGCAGAAACTCAAAAAATTATAGATGCTAACTTGTCTGTTCAGCCAAATGCTCCAGCAACCTTTGACTACTCTGGAATTTTTAAGACAACCCCGATAGTGCTGTCTTCAGTAACCTCTATTTCAGGTGTGTCAAACCTTTATACAGTATTGAATAGCGTTACGCAAAACTCTTGTCAAGTAAATGTTTACTCATCTGCTACTAGTGGAAAGATTGAAGCTGACGTATCAATCGTAGCAATTGGTGAAAGAATCAACTCTTAAGAGGAAAAATGTCACAACCACAGGATAAAATAAATCCTTGTAAAAAAATATTTTTTATAAATAAAGAATTGATAAAAGTATTTCATATAAATAAAAGTAGTAACATTGTAAACTTTTATAACGTAACCAGTGGTAAAGAGCAAAGTATGCTGTATTCTGATTTTAAAAAGCACAGAAAAAGAGCTTATTCAGTAATAAGTTCAGCAAAAATATTAAATAGGTCAAGAATAGCCCTGCAAAAATATTATTTAAACGGTTTGATTCCTGAGCCAATTGGTGCTAAACTAAATGGAGAAAGAGATTTTAGAGTTATGTCTTATTATTCTGAAGATACTCTTTTTGAAATTAGAGAAATTATGACAACTATACACCATGGTAGACCGAGAAAAGATGGTAATATAACGCCATCAAACGTTCCAACTGAACAAGACTTGCGTTCTAGAATGGGAGATGCTATAATGCTTTATACGAAGACATCGGATGGGCGTTTCATTCCGACTTGGCAAGAAGAGACATGGTAGGAGACCAAAATGTCAGAAACAACAAATGTTTCAGTAACACTAGGATATACACTTAATCTTGGAAATTTTCAAAGTCTAAGAATTGATATTGGAATTACAGATTTTGTTCGTAGTGGAGAAAATACAGATCAGGCTCTTGATAGAGTTTATGAGTTTGTAGAAAACAAAGTAATTCAAAAGGTTGAAGAAGCTAAGAAAGAACTAGAGGACTAGTGGCGGATAAGAAAGATCGCTTTGCACTAATATCTAGATATAAGAAATTAATAAAAGAAAAAAACTTAAAAGAAGAAAATATAAATATCCACATTCAGCAATGGGCTGCAGACTCGTTGATTGAATCATACGGTGTAGAGCAAAGTTATGATCTAATTGAATATTATGTTAGCGTTTCTGCATCACCAACTTGGAAGTGGTTGGTGAATAATGCTGATAAAATTTACGATGCAAAAAGAATTAAAGAAGAAGATGATGTGGCAAGAAAGCTACTTAGGGAACAAGCAAAGGAATGGCTAAATAGATAATGTCTGATTTAGAGGCAAAGGTAATATCTGCGGTTTTAAATGATAAGCAAATTCATGTGCTGTTTCAGGCAAATCCAGATACTTTGTTTAGAACTCATAAAGACGTTTGGGATTTTGTAAAAAATTACTATGAGCAAAATTCTACAGTTCCAACACAGTCGTTATTGGTAGAAAAGTTTAGAGACTTTCATCCTGTAGGAGAAATTGGTACAACAAAACATCATCTAGAAGAGTTAAGAACTCAATTTCTTGAAGACCACTTAAGAAATGCACTAATGACTAGTGCAAAACAATTAAATGAGCATCAGCCAATTGAAGCTCTTAATTCAATAATTTCAAAAACATCAGATCTTAAAAGAATCAGTTCTGATGTAAGGGATATTGATGCAACAGATGTAGAAGATGCTTCTGCACACTTTATACACATTAAGGAGTTAAGTGAAAAAGGCATACATGGAGTTAGAACAAACCTCGCAGGTTTTGATAACTATTTACCTGGTGGTATTGCTCCTGGTCAGTTTGGTATACTTCTTGCTTATCCTGCCATTGGTAAGTCTTGGCTCGCTATTTTTATGGCTGTACAAGCGTGGAAAGCTGGCAAGAAGCCGTTAATAGTTTCTCTTGAAATGACAGAGAAAGAAGTAAGAAATCGTGTCTACACAATTATGGCTGAAGGATATTTTTCACATAGAAAACTGAGTGCAGGTATGATTGATATTGAAGGCTTTGAAAATTGGGCTAAGCAAAATTTAAAAGATAAGCCACCATTTTATATCATTTCTAATGATGGTCTTGCAGATGTATCCCCTTCTGTTATTAGAGGAAAAATTGATCAGTATTCCCCAGATGTAGTGTTTGTTGACTACATTCAGTTAATGAATTCAAATCAAGGAAATGATAATGAAGTTGTAAAGATTAAAAATATTTCTAGAGAATTAAAAGTTCTTGCAATTTCTTCTCAAGTTCCAATTGTTGCTATTGCCTCTGCTACCCCTGATGATGCTACAGACATGAACAGCGTACCTTCACTTGGTCAGGTAGCCTGGTCAAAGCAGTTAGCTTATGATGCTGACTGGGTTTTGGCTTTAGGTCGTGCTACTGGAAGCACAATTCTTGAATGTATCTTTAGAAAAAACCGTCACGGATTCTGTGGAGAATTTATGGTAGATATTGATTTTGACTCAGGTCGCTTTATATACAAAGATTTTGAGTAAATTGGTTAATTTCATTGATATAATTAATGATATGTACGCTCATAAGTCAATAAAAAGATTTAGCCTTGATGGTGAAATTTATGATGATTCCCATATCATAAGACTTAAAGAGCAATATTATAATATGATTGTTGACGGAATGAAGTCTGATGGGTATGTTCCAAGATATGATATTGACACAGACTTCACAATTAGTTATAATGGTAAGACATTTAATTTTGAAATATCAATATATGGCGTATATGTAGGAAAGAGAACGGCAGAGTGTATATCAGGGATAGACAAAAACAAGCCAGTGATGGCTACTTCTACTCAGAAGATCAAGTCAGAAGAAGTCTGCTAGCTGCAGGTATTGATGTAGTCTATGAAGTAGAGTCTGACTTTATAATCTTTTGTCCATATCACAATAATTATAGATCTCCTGCTGCAGAAATATCAAAAGAAAGCGGATTGTTTTACTGCTTTGGATGCCAAGAATCTCATTCACTTATTGAAGTAATTATGCATGTTACAAGAAGATCATATTTTGAATCTGCAAGAATGATTGACTCTAAATCAGAGGATGTTAACTTTATTGAAAGCATTGAAGCAAAGCTTAATAAGAAGCCAGACTTTGTTGAATTTGATATTGAACTAGTTAAAAAACTAAATACCTCTGCACTTAATTCACAAAGGGCTGCTCAGTACTATCTAGGTAGAGGAATAACAAAGCAAAGCGTTGAAAGGTATCTACTTGGATACTCTGAGGCTCAAGACATGGTTACAATACCAGTTCACTCCCCAGACGGAATGTGCTTAGGATTCGTTGGAAGATCTGTAGAAGGTAAAGAGTTTAAGAATACTCCAGGACTTCCAAAAGCAAAAACAATGTTTAACTTATTTAGAGCAAAAAGATTTGATAAGGTTTTTGTTGTAGAGTCATCCTTTGATGCAATACGCCTAGAGCAGGTAGGAGCACATGCTGTAGCCACTTTGGGAGCCTCTGTGTCAGGTAAACAGAGAGAACTTTTAAAACAGTATTTTAATAATGTAATTATTTTAGGAGATAACGATGATGCTGGAAGAGAGATGGCTAAAAAACTATCAAACATTCTTGGGTCAAGTGCAATCAACGCAAATCTTCCAGAATCAGTAAAAGATGTATCAGATTTATCGGATGAAGATTTAAAAAAGTTTGTGTCACAATTTGACGATCTAGTAGCAAATGTGTTACAATAGTAAAACTGTCCACATATAGGACAAAATATTAGGAGAAATATTATGGCAATTGTAAAAGGGCTAAAGAATATCGAAGCAATGCTAGATAAGCCAAAATTTGAAAATAATGGTCCACGAGTAACGTGGCTAAAGCTAGAAGATAATCAGAGTGTATCCGTTCGTTTTGTAAACGAACTTGATGGAGACTCCCCAAGCTATGACGAAAAGAATGGTCTTGCCATTGTCGTCTCTGAGCACACAAATCCAAAAGACTATAAGCGTAAGGCAGCTTGCTCTGCTGAAAGCGAAGGTCGTTGCTTTGGTTGTGAAATGCACAGAAAAGATATGAAGGCTGGCTGGAGAGCACGTCTACGATTCTATATCAATGTTCTAGTTGATGATGGAGTTAACGATCCTTATATCGCTGTATGGAGTATGGGTGTAGCAAAGTCTGCAACATTTGATACAATTCGTGAATATGTTCAAGACTCACAAAGTCTTTCTAACATGACATGGAAGCTAAAGCGAAATGGTAAGGGAACTGAGACAACCTATATTCTAATTCCAATTAAGCAGGATGAAGAAAAGTTTGATTGGTCTAAGCATGAGGTTCCAGACCTTGAAGCAGTTGTAAGAGAAGTTCCTTACGCTGAGCAAGAGTCTTTTTATCTTGGCTTTGACAATCCGTCTGTATCTACTTCTGTAGATTGGTAAATGCGGTGGGGGAGAAGTACTCCCCCACCCTATACAACTGAAAGGTTAAAATGACTTACGTTCCACTACACGTTCATACACACTACTCACTTATGGATGGTGTTGCAACTCCAGAAGAGTATGCAAAACGTGCTTCTGAAATTGGACTATCCGCAATTGCAATAACTGACCATGGCGTTCTGTCTGGTCACAGACCTATGTACAGGGCTGCAAAGGCAAATGGCATTAAGCCAATTTTAGGAATTGAAGGATATATAACCGCAGATAGATTTGATAATAGAGATAAATCTGAAAGAACAGATCCATTAGACATGGTGTACAACCATATCGTTCTTCTTGCAAAAAATGACAAGGGTTTGGAAAATCTAAACAAACTTAATGAACTTGCTTGGACTGAAGGATATTATAGAAAGCCAAGGATTGACTTTGAAATACTATCAAAGTATAAAGAAGGTGTAATAGTTTTATCAGCATGTATGAGTGGGCTTCTTGCAAAGGCAATTGAACATAAAGAATATGCTGTTGCAAAAAAGCATATGACATGGTTTAAAGAAACTTTTGGTGATGATTTTTATGTAGAAGTTATGCCACACAACTCTGCTGAATTAAATAAAGAACTTCTTGAGATGGCTGACATTTATGATGTAAAGCCAGTAGTAACCCCTGATTGCCACCACTCTGATAAGAGTCAAAAGGTAATTCAGGAAATGATGCTACTTTTAAATACACATGCAAAGCTTAATAAAGAATCCACCTTTGACAAGGCTTCAAAGATTGAAGACCCTATGAAAAGACTTGACTATTTATATGGAGAAGATAGGATGATGTCTTTTAGAAGTTTTGACATTCATTTGCTTTCATATGAAGAAATAAAATCTGCCATGCAACAGCAAGGTATTAAGCGTGAAGACATTTATGAAAATACTGTTGAGATTTCAAACAAGGTAGAAGAATATACTATTAAAAGTAATTTAGATCTTCTTCCAATAAAGGTAGAAAACCCTAATGAAGAACTTCTTGCACTTGCCTCTAGAGGTCTAGTTTTAAAAGGATTGTCTGAAAACAAAGAATACCTAGATAGATTAAATCTAGAACTTGATATTATTAAAAGCAAAAACTTTTCACCCTATTTTCTAGTTGTTCATAATATGTTAAATTGGGCAAAAGAGCAAGGCATCATGGTAGGTCCAGGTCGTGGCTCTGCTGCAGGATCTCTTGTTTGCTATGCCCTGGGCATTACAGAAATTGATCCAATTGAATATGGTCTTTTGTTTTTCCGTTTTATTAATCCAGACAGAGATGATTTCCCTGATATTGATTCTGATATTGCAGATGATAGAAGAGATGAAGTAAAAGCATACCTTGAACGTGAATATAAAAATGTTGCATCTATCGCTACATTCCTTGCATTTAAAGATAAGGGTGTTGTAAGAGATGTTGCCAGAGCATTTAACATTCCTCTTAATGATGTTAATAAAGTTCTTAAGGGAGTAGATAGCTGGGATGATTTTACGAGGTCAACTAATGCTCAATGGTTTAGGATGAAGTATCCTGAGATTGTTAAGTATGGAGAGCAACTTCGTGGAAGAATCCGTGGAACTGGTATTCATGCTGCAGGTGTAGTTACTGCAAAAGATTCAATTTTTAAATATGCTCCTCTTGAAACACGAATTGCACCAGGAAGTAAAGAAAGAATTCCAGTTGTTGCAGTAGATATGGAAGAGGCTGCAGAGATTGGTCTAATTAAGCTTGATGTTCTGGGTCTTAAAACTTTGACGGTAATTGATCAGACTATTAAAACAATTAAAGAACGTCACGGCACAGAAATAAATCTTAAGCAGATACCTCTAAATGATAAGAAAGTCTTTGAGATGCTTTCTGAGGGTCGTACAAAGGGTGTATTTCAGTGTGAAGCAACTCCATATACTAACCTATTGGTAAAAATGAGAGTCAGTAATTTTGACGAACTGGTTGCTTCTAATGCACTTGTTCGTCCAGGTGCAATGAATACAATTGGAAAGTCTTATATTGCTCGTAAGCATGGTAGAGAAATGGTTGAATATATTCACCCCTCTATGAATGATTATTTAAAAGATACTTATGGATGTGTTTTGTATCAAGAGCAGGTTATGCAAGCATGTGTAGTTCTTGGTGGAATGACCATGGTTGAGGCTGACAAGGTTAGAAAAATTATTGGTAAGAAAAAAGATGCTAAAGAGTTTGACATTTTTAAAGATAAGTTTGTTAACAATGCAGAAAAACATATTGGTATTAGAGCAAAAGATTTGTGGCACGACTTTGAAGCACATGCTGGATACTCTTTTAACAAGTCCCACGCTGTTGCATACTCAACACTATCTTACTGGACTGCCTGGTTAAAGTATCACTATCCAATTGAGTTTATGTTTTCATTGCTAAAGAGTGAAAAGGATAGCGACACTCGTACTGAGTATCTAATTGAATCTAAGCGTATGGGGCTGTCACTAAAGCTTCCTCACATTAATGAATCTGACTCAGACTTTAAGATTGAAGGTAAGGGAATTAGGTTTGGACTTGCTGCCATTAAATGGCTTTCTGAAGGAGTTGCAGGTAAGATTATTGCAGGAAGACCTTTTGAGTCTAAAGAGCAGTTTAAGAAATTTGCTATACAAAAAGGTAGTGGAATTAATTCAAGAGCAGTAGAAGCATTAGATCTTATTGGTGCACTAACATTTGAAGATAATCCAAGAGATGAAGCAAAGGTTAGAGATAACCTTTATGAGTATCTTAATCTTCCAGAGCTAAACACAAGTGTTCCACAGCACTACTATGCATATATAGATCTCGTAGAAGACTTTGATGAACAGGGTGTGTTTGTCCTGCTTGGAATTGCAAAAAATATTAAACGTGGTAAAGGCTGGTCAAGAGTAGAAATTATGGACTCTACTGGAGTAATTGGAATCTTTGATGATGAAGAAACTAAAATTGAGCCAGGAAGAACTTATTTAATTCTTGCAGGTGCAAATAGAATTTCTGAAGCAATTCCAATTGATGAATTAAAAGAGCATAAAGAAAATCCGCTTATCAAGTTTTTAAACTACAAGCAGATACCGTTTGCAAATGATGAACACTTTGTGCTATCATTTACCCCTAGAGTTACTAAAGCTGGAAAGAGAATGGCTAATATGATTGTTGCTAACAGTTCAAGAGAGATGACTGCTGCAATGGTGTTCCCAACCATGTTCTCTACTGGATACATGAAGTGCCAGCCTGGAAAAGTAGCAAAGATTAATTTTGGTGAAACAAAAGAAGGAACTATTACATTGAAGGAAGTATTATAAATGGCTATCGTAATTGATGAATTTGCAGCAGTATTACATGCAAATGCAAGAGACAAGGGATTTTGGGATGACAACAACGGAACTATCTTTTATCTAAAACAACTTGCAATGGTGCACTCAGAAGTCTCTGAGGTGCTTGAGGCAATACGCAAGGAGAAGGGTGATGATCAAGTAGTAGAAGAACTAGCTGACATCATTATTAGAGTCTTAGATTTATATGCTGGTTTAGTTAGAGATGGATATACGTCATTATCTCTTGAAGAGTCTTTAAAAAATAAGGCTAGAGTAAATACAGAACGTCCAAAGATGCATGGTGTCCTAGCATGAGTAAAATAGACCTAGATGATTTTTTATCTCAACTAGATCCAAAGTTGCGTAAAAAGATTACAAGTGGAAATACTATTGAAATAACTAAGCAAAAAACACCAAGCATTAGTTTAAACAATGCTCTAAAGGGTGGATTTGGTTATGGTCGTCAAGTTCTTATTTGGGGAAATAAGTCTGCAGGAAAATCTTCATTTTGTTTGCAGATGATTGCTGATGCTCAAAAGGATGGAAAGGTCTGTGCTTGGATTGATGCAGAGGCATCCTTTGATCCAGAGTGGGCAAGAAAACTTGGGGTAGATGTAGATCAGCTAATCTATTCAAATGCTAGAAGTATGAATGAAATGGTAGATGTTGGCGTTCAGTTAATGAAGGCTGGAGTTGATGTTCTAATTGTTGATTCTATATCTGCACTACTTCCTGCAATTTATTTTGAGAAGGATTCAGAAGAACTCAAGCAGTTAGAAAATACAAAGCAAATTGGTGCAGAAGCAAGAGACATGACTAACGCTGTAAAAATGCTTAATTACGCTAACAACAATGATAAGCCAACCCTGCTTGTTTTAATTTCTCAACAAAGAAATAATATTGGTGCAATGTTTGCAAGTCATCAACCAACAGGTGGTCATGCTGTAAAATTCTTTAGCAGCACAATAGTTAAGTTATGGTCAAGCGAGTCTGACAATCAAGCAATCAAGGGAAAGATAGTTTCTGGAGATAAAATTATTGAATCTAAAATTGGTCGTGTAGTTAACTGGCATGTTGATTTTAATAAAACTGGTCCAGCATTTGTTGCAGGTTCATACGACTTCTACTTTGATGGGGAAGGTTCTATGGGTGTAGACAAGGTTGCAGACTTAGTTGATACTGCAGAGCTTGTTGGTGCTATTCAAAAGGGTGGAGCTTGGTACACTGTTGGAGAAGAAAGACTTCAGGGTAGAGCAAAAGTAATTGAATGGCTAAAGGAAGATCCAAAAAGAGTTTCAGACCTAGAGGCAAAATTAGATGTATAAAGATTTCTCTGAATATAGAGGAAAGTTTTTTTGCCATACCTGTAAGGAGCCAGTGTTGATTGCAAGATTTTATAAAAATACAACAATGGATCTAACTTGGCTCTGTTCTAACAAACATCTTTCAAAAGTAAACTTAAATGTTAAAGGTTATTAATGAGTGAACGTGGAGAACTAAAAAGAGCAAACTTGAAAGCCCATAAAAATTCTGGTAGAGGTGCTGTAAAAGCTGACGGTTCTGATGATGAATTTGTTGTTGATGTAAAAGAATATAGCAAATCATTTTCTATTAGTCAAGATAATTGGGCTAAGATTGTTACTGATACTTTAAAGGTTGACAGAGCAAAGAATCCAGCACTTATGCTGGTGATTGGTGAAGGAAATAAAAAAGTTAGACTTGCTGTTATTGAATGGGAAGTTTTTGAAGAATTGAGGAATAATGGAAACAACAGTTGAACTATTAAATCAGGTAAATGGATTTAATGAAATATCTGAACACATGCAGGATGAAGAGTTAACGCAAACTCTTGCACTAGTTGCAAAGCTTATTTCTAAGCCAGATGTTCCAGCATCAATTGGAGTTGAACTAATTGTAAAGCTACAAGCATATTCTGCTAAATTTGCAATGCTCGCTTCCTGGTATACTAATGTTAAGAAAGATGAAAGAGCAAAAAAGAATATATACTATTCAGCTAAAGAAGCAACGGATAGACTAGTGGACGCATTAAAATATGCAGTTAGGATTAACAATGGCTAAAAGCCTTATTAACAAGTTGGTTGAAAAACCAAAAAAGAGTGAAGAAAATTTGATTAACAGTCAAGAGATTGTTGACAAGATTAAAGAAGGATATGCTTTACAAAGAAAGGCATCTTTTAAAAAGAGAGATAGCTTTACTCCATCAACACTCACATATGGTGCAGGTAAGTGTCCAAGATTTTGGTACTTATGGTTTGAAGGAAATGATTCAGACGTAAAGACAGACTGGTATTCAGTTGCAAACATGGATAGCGGTACTGATCGTCATGGTCGTATTGAAAAAGCTATGGAGTCTGCAGGAATTTTGGTAACTAATGAAGAGCGTTTGTCATACCAAGACCCACCTATTTCTGGCAGAACAGATGCAATTATTAAATGGAATGACATGGACATTCTTACTGAAATTAAAACACTTAATGAAGACTCTTTTCATTATTTAAATGTTAAGGGTGAAGCAAGAAAGTACCATGTTGAACAACTTTTAATTTATATGAAAATTCTTAAAAAGAGTTTTGCTTTCCTTGTTTATGAATCAAAGAATAGTCATGAACTATCAATGTTTCCAATTAAACTAAATGAGCATTATAAGAATTTTATTAACTACTTCTTTGACTGGATGCGAGAAGTAAAGAAAGCATCTGACGATGGTCTTCTTCCAGAAAACCCATACCGTTCAAACTCTAAGGTTTGTAAAGGCTGTGATTTCGAAACAGTATGTCGTACAAAGCCAAAGGGTGATATTAAAATAGCACCAAGGAAAGACCTTGAGTAAATTTTGTAAGCTATGTGATAATCAATTTGAAAGCAATAATAAGAATCAAATATATTGCTCTCCTGAGTGCAGAGCTTCTGCAACAAAAGAAAAGATTATGCAAAGATATAAAGTTTCAAAAGTTAAATCTCGTGCTACTAAATCAAGAAAATGTGCTGGTGGATGTGGAATAGAAATTAGTATCTATAATGATATTGGATTTTGTAATAGCTGTATGATGAGTAAAAGAAAGCTTGACCAAACTTTAAAAGATATAAAAGGATTTTTTGATTATGAGCAAGGCTAGTTGGAAAGACATTGGTAAGCCTAAAAGGTTTATATCAGTTGATGCATCTTCAACTTCTGCAGCCTTTGCAATATTTGAAAATGATAAATTAGTTAAGTTTGGAAAGATTAATTTTACTGGTGCTGATCATTATAAAAAAGCTGGAGATGCTTGTAAAAAACTTACACCCATATTAAAAGACTTAAATGTAGATGCCATGGTTATTGAGAATACTATTTTTGCAAATTCTCCAAAAACATCCATGCAGCTGGCTCTTGCACAAGGTGCTATTGTTAGTGCAGCATATATAAATGGTGTAAAAGATATTTATCCATGCGTACCAGTTGCTTGGCAAAACTGGATTGGGAATAAAGTTTTAACAAAAGAAGAAAAGGCTGCTCTAAAAAAAGAAACTCCAGGAAAGTCAGAATCATGGTATAAAGGTAAGGAAAGAGAGTTTAGAAAGAATAGAACTATCAGACTTGTTAATATAGAATTTATGACTGATGTAGATGACAACGATGTTGCAGATGCAATTGCTATTGGATGGTATGCAACAAATAACTGGAATAAAATAAGTAAACTTGACTTATAAAGGATATAATGATATTATGAAAATGTACACTAATGAAAATTGGCTAAGAAAAAGATTTTTAATGGATAAAAAAACTCCAGAAGAAATTGCAAAAGAGTGTGGCGTATCACTTGAAACCATATACGTTTATCTTGGCAAGTTTGGATTGAGAAAGAGTAGAAGAAAATAATGGCTGAATATCCATCAGAAGCATTCTTTGCAAATAAGAATGAAGAAAAGATTAAGAAAATTCTTGAACTTTCTAAAACTGCACCAGCTGGATACAGTATCCTTGCTGCCTGTTTAGAAATTACAGAAATGCTACTTGAAAAGAATGTGGCTTATGGTAACTCTGCTCTTAATCCTATTCGTATTTTTAGTGATGCAGATGACTTTGAGCAACTTAATGTTCGTATTGATGATAAGCTAAACAGAATTAAGAATAAAAAATTGTATGCAGGGGATAACGATGAAGATGATCTAATTGGATACCTACTACTAAAGAAGGCTAAAAAACGTGGCTAAGAGAAAGATAGTTTACTTAGATCGTTTTGAAAGAAAGTTTTCAATGGTTACTGAAACTGGTCATGAAGTAAATAAGGGAGACCTGATTAAGATTATTGGAGAGCACGGTGCTACCTTTAAGTTTCAATGCTTGGTCAAAAATCCCGAAAATGGTGTAGAATGGATAGACTGCTTTCAAATGCTAAAGGATATGTCTGGACCAACAAGGTCTTTTTATCCTGATAGAGTTAAGGCAGTAAAGAAGAGAGGTAAGCGTGTCAAGCGAAGCAGCGTTAGTTAATCATTTAGACCTTGTTAATAAGGTTGCATCAGAATACCTAAAAGGTTCAGATGCTTCAGAGATTGCCAAAATTTTAAGTCTTCCAAGAGCTAAGGTAACAGAGCTACTTACTGACTGGAGAGTCATGGCTGCAAACAACCAGGCAATTCATGCTCGTGCAAAGGAAGCTCTTGCTGGTGCAGATCAGCACTACTCTTCACTAATTAAAAAAGCTTATGAAGTTATTGATTCTGCAGATCAAACTGCAAACCTAACAGCGAAAACAACATCTATTAAATTAATTGCTGATATTGAAAGCAAGAGACTTGAGATGTTGCAAAAAGCTGGACTATTAGATAACCAAGAATTAGCAGATGAACTTTTAGAAACAGAAAGAAAGCAAGAAATACTTATAACTATTCTTAAAGAAGTAACTTCATCCTGTGAATCTTGTAGACCAAAAGTTTTAACAAAACTTTCTCAAGTTAATGAGGGTGGGGTAGTTATAATTGACAATTGATATTAGTGATTTTATGGAGGCTCTTGACGAGTCACCATTTTCAGAAACTCCAGTTGATGTTGTAACTTTTGTTACAGGTGAAAAGTATTTGAATCAACCAGATTTATCAGAGTACCAATATACTCTTGTTGAATGTATGAGCCAAATTTATAAAGAAAAAGATATCATTAGATATATGGGTGAAGAAGCTGGCAAAGAGCATTATAAAAAATATACTAAAAGTGAAATCATTATGCAGCTTGGAAAAGGTAGTGGAAAAGACTATACTTCAACAGTTGGATGTTCATACTTAGTATATAAATTATTGTGCTTAAAAGATCCATCTAGATATTTTGGTAAACCATCAAATGATGCTATTGATATTATGAATGTTGCTATCAATGCTCAACAGGCTAAGAATGTTTTCTTTAAAGGGTTTAGAAGCAAGATCGAAGGATCTCCTTGGTTTGCTGGAAAGTTTTCTCCGCCAAAGATTGATAGTATAGAATTTGATAAAGCAATAACCGTATACTCTGGTCACTCTGAAAGAGAGTCTGCAGAAGGATTAAACTTGATGTTGGCAATCCTTGATGAGATATCTGGCTTTGCTATGGAGTCTGCAAGTGGAAATGATCAAGCAAAGACGGCTGATAATATTTATAAAGCATTCCGTGGATCTGTTGACTCACGCTTCCCAGACTTTGGAAAGGTAGTTCTTCTTTCATTTCCTCGTTTTAAGGGAGACTTTATTTCAACAAGGTATGAAGATGTAATTGCAGAAAAAGAAACTATTGTAAGAACTCATGAGTTTATTGTTAATCCAGCACTATCTGAAGATGATCCTCAAAATAAATTTACTGTAGAGTGGGATGAAGATCATATAAATTCCTACAAGCTACCTGGAATCTTTGCACTTAAAAGACCAACTTGGGAAATTAATCCTACAAGAAAAATTGAAGATTTTAAGTTAGCATTTTTTACAGACATGGCTGATGCACTTATGCGTTTTGCCTGTATGCCAACAACCTCTTCAGATGCATTCTTTAAAAATAGGGAAAAGCTAGGGATGGCTTTTAAAAAGAATAATCCTATTGATGTTGCAAAAAGAATTGAAGAGTCATTTGCTCCAGACCCAGAAACAACTTACTATGTTCATGCTGACCTTGCACAGAAACATGATAAGTGTGCTGTTTCAATTGCACATGTTGATAAGTGGGTAAGCGTTCAATCCTTTAATGGGTATGAACAAGTAGTTCCATTTATTGTAGTTGATGCCATTGTTTATTGGGAGCCTAAAAAAGAAGGTCCAGTAGATTTATCAGAAGTAAAAAATTGGATTATTAATTTAAGAAGGCTAGGATTTAATTTAGGTCTTGTTACATTTGACCGCTGGAACTCTTTTGATATTCAAAGAGATTTAACAAGTGTTGGAATTAAAACAGAAACTCTTTCTGTAGCCAAAAAGCATTATGAAGATTTGTCTATGCTTGTATATGAAGAAAGAATAGTTTTACCTCAAATAGATTTATTACTTGAGGAAATGCAAGAACTTAGAATTATGAATAACAATAGGGTAGATCACCCTAGAAAGAAATCTAAGGACCTTGCAGATGCTATGTGTGGCTCTGTATATAATGCAATAAGTCATACAAGAAGAGAAAAAATTCAAGAGGTTGAGATTCATACATACAATTCCCGTCCAAAGGTTGACAAGGAAGATGATAAAGTGGTACAATCTAAACCTGAGATGACAGAAGATATTAAAGAATATCTTATGAACTTTAATTTAATTTAGTAGAAATGGAAAATAATGAGTAAGAGAGTTCTTTTAACTGGTGCAAGTGGTTTTGTTGGTAGTCATGTGCTTAGGCACTTGTTGGTAAACACAGATTGGTTTTTAGTTTGTCCAACAACATTTACACACAAAGGTTTGACAGACAGAATAAATGTAGCATGTGATGACTTGCCAGACTCATATAGTCGTATCAAGGTTATCAAGACAGATCTAACTGCTCCAATTTCTTCAGTAACATCTCATGCATTTGGAAAAATTGATTATGTTATTAATGTTGCAAGTGAAAGCCATGTTGATAGAAGCATAGAAGAGCCAACTCCTTTTATCTTGAACAACGTGTCTTTAATTTGTAACTTACTTGACTGGGCAAGAGTTGCAAAGCCAGAAAAGTTTTTGCATATTTCTACTGATGAAGTTTATGGTCCAGCTCCAAAAGGACATGCTCATAAGGAGTGGGTAGATCAATATTTTCCAAGCAACCCATACTCTGCTTCTAAAGCAGCACAAGAAAGTATTGCATTCTCATACTGGAGAACCTATGGGGTTCCAGTTGCAATTACTAACACAATGAATATTATTGGTGAAACTCAAGATCCTGAAAAATTTATGCCAATGGTAATTAAGAAAGTTCTTAATGGTGAGACAATGAAGATTCATGCATCTCCAGAAGGAGAACTTGGAAGTCGTTTTTACCTTCATGCTCGTAACCAAGCAGATGGACTTCTTCATGTCCTTAAGCAAAATTTTCCAGCGTATGGAGAATCTGAAGTTCCAGCAAAGTTTCACATTGTTGGTGAGAGAGAAGTTGACAACTTAGAAATGGCTCAAATGATTGCTTCTGCAGTTGGAAAGCCTTTGAAGTACGAACTAGAAGATTTCCATTCCTCACGTCCAGGACATGACTTAAGATATGCACTAGATGGTAAAAAGATATCTGATACGGGATGGATTGCCCCAATGCCATTAGAAGAATCTATTAGAAAGACGGTTGAGTGGACTCTTAGACATCCAGAATGGCTAAGCTTATGAAAGAATACTTAGCAAAAAATGATATTTGCTTTGATGATATTTTAATGGTTCCACAATATTCAGAAGTTGTAAGCAGATCATCTGTTGATTTTAAGATGAATATAGGTGGGCATACCTGGCTAGATCTACCAATAATTGCATCCCCAATGGATACAGTTTGTGAAAAAGATATGGCAATTGCTATTGCTGAATCTGGTGGCATTGGAATTATTCATAGATTTATGTCTGCAAAAAATCAAATAAGAATGGTTGAAGAAGTTCATAGTCATAATAGTCTTGGTTTAAATGTTGGTGCAGCATTATCAAGCACATTTATTGAAGAGCATGTAGAAAAACTTATTTCTGCAGGGGCTTCAATGCTACTAATTGACACTGCAAATGGTCATAGTAAAATGGCAATTGATGCAACAATAAGATTAAAGAAACTAGTTGGTGATAATGTACACGTTATGGCAGGAAATGTTGCTACCGTAGAAGGCTACATTGCCTTAGATATTGCAGGTGCTGATTCAGTCAGAGTTGGCATTGGAGGTGGCAGCATGTGTACAACAAGGATTGTATCTGGTCACGGTATTCCAACACTATCTTCAATTATAAACGTGCGAGAAGCAAAAGATAAGTTTAACTTAAATGCTGGAATTGTAGCAGATGGTGGAATTAGAAATACTGGGGACATGGTTAAAGCATTTGCAGCAGGGGCAGATTCTGTAATGCTTGGATCAATGCTAGCTGGTACTGATGAGTCTCCAGGATCTTTATATTTTAATGGAGATAAGAAGTTTAAAACATTTAGAGGTATGGCTAGTAAAGAAGCTAATAAAGATAAAGATATTGCAGTTGCAGAAGGAATATCTACAATGATTCCATATAAGGGATCTGTAAAAGATATTATTAAAGACATAAAGGGTGGTCTTGGTAGCGGATGCTCTTATAGTGGAGTTGACTTTCTTTGCAATTTATATCAAGAATCTATGTATACAAGAGTTTCCCCACTTTCAGTAAAGGAGTCTATGCCACATGGAAGATAATGAAGATGTATCTGAACAAGAACTTTCGGAAATAATTGAGTACCTTATTGAATTAGGTGCTATGGAAATTATGGGGTATGATTCTATATCAGATCAGTTTACATACAAAGTAACTCCAAAATGTAAAGAAATATATCCAGAACTATATTATGCACATTACGAAGCCGTTGGAGAAATGGCTAGTCAGTTGTGGATGAAAGATGTTATAGACATAGTTTTTACTGAAGGACAAACAATTGTTGGAGTTACTCCAGAACAAGTAGAGTCTATAAAAGAAAATATTAACACTTTTACTGATGATGAAAGATTTTTTCTTGAAACATTGTTAGCACATTATGACCAAAGATAAGATATAATAGTACTATGCCTTATGATATTAGAAGAAATTATGGTGGTTGTAGAGGATACGCTGTAGTTGGTCCTTCTGGAACTCATGGATGCCATATGACTAGAGCCTCTGCAATACAACAGCAAAGAGCTTTATATGCAGCTGAAAATGATAGTAAAACAATTAAAGCAGATGAGTGGGAGGGAGAGCCTCTTTATAACATGCTTTCAGAAGATGAGAAAGCTTTTGCAGACTCATTACTAAAACTAGCAGAAGAGCTTGGACCACTAGATCAGTCTGAAGGTATTTGGATTGGATATGAAGATGGTTCAACTAATGAGAACGCTTCAATTGGTGTTAAGTGTGGAAACTGTGCATTGCACAAATCTTCTGTAGCTTGTGCAATTATTTCGCAACAGATTGAAGAAGAAGGTGCTTGCAGACTTGCAGTAATTCCAGATGGCTATGTAAATGCTGATATGAAAAATTCTGGAGAAGAGTTTATGGAAATGATTCCTGAAATGTCAAAGGCTGATTCAGTTAGAGTTGGTCAAATGGTATCTTGGAATTCTAGTGGTGGAACTGCAAGAGGAAAAGTTGTAAGAGTTGTTAGAAATGGTTCTATCAATGTTCCTAATTCTGATTTTACAATTACAGGAACCCCAGATAATCCAGCAGCACTTATTAGAATTTACAGAGATGGAAAGCCAACAGAAACTTTGGTTGGTCATAGGGTAGACACTCTAAGGGTATCGACTTCAAAATCAGAAGATGGTGTTATTGGAAATGATGATGTTCCAAATTCTAGACCTCATTCAATGGAAGATTGCAATGACAAAAATTGTCCAGAACATCATATGGGTAAAAAAGATTATTCTGATAAAGAAAGACAAATGTTAGCTCGTAGAGATATGGCTTTACCAGATGGCTCTTTTCCAATTGTAACTGTAGGAGACTTGCGTAATGCAATTCAATCAGTTGGTCGTGCTTCAAATTATTCAAAGGCTCGTAATCATATTATTAGAAGAGCTGAGGCACTGAATAGAACTGACCTACTTCCAGAAGAGTGGAAGCCAAAGAAAGCACAAAAAGCTTTCTCTATGGAAAAAAGAGACGTATCGGATATTGATCTAAAGCCAACAGAGTCTATGGCAAATAATGCAAAAAGAGGTTTAGAGCTAAGGGCTAAGTTTGGTAGAGGTGGAACTGCAGTTGGAGTTGCTCGTGCCCGTGACTTAAGTAATCGTACAAACCTAAGTCCAGAAACTGTTGCAAGAATGTACTCATTCTTTTCAAGACATGAAGTAGACAAGCAGGGTAAAGACTGGGACAATGCAGAACGTCCATCTAATGGAAAAATTGCTTGGCTACTCTGGGGTGGAGATTCTGGATTTGCTTGGTCAACACAAAAGTGGAAGGCTATTCAAAATGCAAGAGCATCTAAATCAGATGACACTTGGAAAGACTCGCCATTTTCTTTTTATAAATAATTGGAGGCTATATGCAAAATTTATCTCCCTTAAAAAGGTTATCAGGATGCATTATTGCAATAAACTCATTTGCAATAAATCTTTTTGTATTAATCTTTACACTGTTTGAAAATAAAAGATCTGAAGATTTTTCTATAAGCTTTAATCCATTTTCTAGAAAAAGTCAACTATCAAAAATTCTAGACGAAGGTACTGTAAGGGTAGCCATTCAAGATAACAGTGCATACTGGGTAATAGATAATATTCTTTATAAAGCTAGTATTAGTGAAGATGGAAAGATTTTAAATGAAAATGCTGAAAGAGTTGATGTTTTTGACCTTTCAGAAAAAGAAGTGAATAATCTTATTTCAATAATTGATAACATAAATAGCTAATATAAGTTGACATTTATCTTATAAAAATGTATAATAGTATTTCAATAGAAAAGGATTTTTTATGGTTATTGTAGTTGAGGGAACTAAGGAGTTCTCTGATTATGAAATATTTATGAGGGCTATGTCAGTTGCTCTGTCAATTCCAAATGATAATAGTCAAATACAGGTTTGGAGTCTTGGACCTCATAAGATTAACAACTTTACTGCAGCGTTCTGCAATTCAGCAGAAAACTATTTAAAGCAAAAAGGTTTTAAAGTTTCTTTTTCTAAAATAAATCAGCAATGGGTTAGAGAAAATGTTGAGCATGTAACATACTATGCATACTTTAGTTTACCAAAAGAGCCTTTGTCAAAGTTTGCAACATACATGGAGCATCAAGAAGGCGTTGAGATGGGAATTTTTAGGTATTAAATGAGTCTAACAAATTGGTCTTTAGTAGTTTTTTTATCATATGCATTGTTTTATTTATCAATGTTTGTTGCAGTAACACTAAAACCAAGTGTTGCAAAAATAGTAACCATGATTTTCTTTTGGATGATAAATCAGGTAGTAACACTTTGGTATGGTATTGCAACTAATCAAATAGGGTTTATATTAATGTTTATTCTTCAATTTATTGTTACAATTTTAACAGTAATTATTAGTACAGAAAGATCTATAAATGAAAGTATCTGATTTAAATAAAATGGAATCAATAGTAAAAAACAATCCATCATTAACCTGGGAAGGATGGAATGTAGTCTTTCTTGAGGAAGATGGAGATGCTAACTTAAAAAAGAATGCAGCCTTTGTTGATTCTAAGTGGCACAAGAAAATTGTGTTTGAAAATAATGGTGGAGAATGGAATATTCCAGACTCTATATTAAGGAAGGGAAATGTACAAGTTTGATGAAAAAGCTTTATGTCTTAATATGGATACAAATCTTTTCTTTGATCAATATGAAGAAGATAGAGAAGTTTCAAGAAGAGTAGATCTTTTATGTATAAAGTGTCCAGCACAAAGACAGTGCCTAGCTTATGGTGTTAGCAATTCTGAATGGGGTGTCTGGGGTGGAGTATATTTAGAAGGTGGAAAAATTTCTAAAGAATTTAATAGCCACAAGGAAAAAACTGATTGGTTTGATGTGTGGTCTGGAATAACTATGGAGAAAAATTAATGTATACCATGCAAATGAAGAAGGCGGTACATTCAATAAAACCACCTGCAGATTTTCATATAGATATACTTGACTACAACCACTTCCTTACGATACAATTTTATGAGAGTCATTGGAGACATATGACTGACTCAGAAAGACTTCGTTGTATAAAGTATATGACGAAAGTAAAAACAATGCTGGAGAGTCTTGGAGCACAGGTAGCCCTGGATCCAATTCTTGACATAACACACCCAGAAAAGGGTTAAGGAGAAAAATGGCTACACTAATTACAGTAGTTGGTAATCTAGTAAAAGATCCAGAAGTAAAGGATCTTGGTGCTGGAAAAGTTCTTGCAAAACTAAGAGTTGCAAGTACTGAAAGATTCCAGGATTCTGATGGATCTTGGAAAGATGGAGATACTGCATTTTATGATGTAGTATGTTGGCGAACACTTGCAGAAAATGTTGCTGGAACTTTGTCAAAGGGCAATAAGGTTATTGTTCATGGCAAGTTAAAGTATCGTGAATTTGTTCGCAAGGATGGAACAAAGGGTAATGCCTTTGAGATTGATGCTACTGATGTTGGTCAGTCTATGTCTATTAAAACTGGTAGCTTTAGCAAGTCAAGTAACATTGCTAACTCAACAGTTTCAGTATCAGAAGAGCCTGATCCCTGGGCTTAGTTTAATTGGTACTCCCTCATAAAACATGGGGGAGTATCTTTTATAAAGGATGATAACGCTGTGAATAAAACTTGCCCTAAATGTAAAAATGAAAAACATATTGATTTTTTTTATAAAAATAGCCATAACAAGTCTGGATATAGAAGTCAATGCAAAGAGTGCGTAAATTCTTACAATGCCACAAGAGCAGATAAAAAAAGAGAATATGACTACTATTATCGTATAAAAAACAGGCAAAAAATTAAAAAGGTTAAAGATCTTTATTATTTAAATAATCATGAATTACATAGAAATAGGGATCATGGTCGTAGAGCTAAAAAGAATAAAAATGGAGTCTTTAAAGTACTTAGAAAAGAATTGATAAAGTTGTATAATTCTCCATGTTTTTATTGTGGATCTTTAGATAAAATTACTATAGATCATATTATTCCAATAAGCCGTGGGGGAACTCATGGCATAGGAAACCTAGTTTCAGCTTGTTCCTCTTGCAATGGAAGCAAGCATACAAAATTTTTAATTGAATGGAAAAGAGATTTGACTTTTTTAAATAAATCTGGTAAAGTATAAATATGCCAGTATATGTATATGCATGTGAAAAATGTGAAGACAATAAAGAATTAGTTAAGGGAATGAACGAACCTGACCCAGAAACTTGTCCAGATTGTGAAAGTGCAATTAAAAGAGTTTTTGGTGTGGGTGGAATTCAATTTAAAGGTAAAGGATTTTATAGCACAGGTGGCTAGTAGGAGAAAAAATGTCTAATAAAAATGAAATGTTAGTTAATGAAAAACAATATCGTGCAGTTATAACAAAAGTTAAAGGTGGCTGGAAAGCATCTGTTCAAGTTAGACTTGGAATTAATGAGTGGAAAAAAGTTCAGTGTGGCTTGAAAGGACTTGTTTTTCCATCAAATGGTAATGCTGAAAATGTAGCAAGACTTAAAATGAAAGAACAGATTAGTCTTGATAAGAATGATAGAGATGAATCATATGTTATCTACCCTAAGTAAAAATAAAGGATTTAAGTTTGACTTTTTTGCTGAAGAGTGGTATCATGAATGTCGTGCTTGTGGAACAGAATTGTATGCTCCAACTAAAAAACATATGGAAGGCAATTTCTGGCTACACACACACTCAGATGATTGCCTTGGAGGTTGGTAATGGCTAAAAGACTTGAAAAAGGTTTTGTTAGAATTATTTTAAATCAAGTTTCTGTTGATGGAAATGAAATGTTTTATGATGGTCCTTTGATGAGATATGAAAATGCATTTGAAATATTATCTAAATATAAAGAATGTTTTGATTCAAACTCAATGTTTGATATGTTGCTTGTTAGTGGAGCACACATCTGGCTTCCTATTAGCTTAGTTAAGTCTGCTATATATTTACCAGAAAGTTTTCTAGGTGAGGGAAATGAATAAAGAAGAGCTAGAAGAGGCATTATCTCAAATAGATGAAGAGATTATGGTCATGGATGGTTTTGAAGAGGCTTTTATTGGACTGTCTTTAAGATGTGGTCAACCAACACTTGCTACATATTCCTGGCAAAAAATGGTAGATGTTTTAATGGATAGGGATGGAATGGAATACGAAGAAGCTGTAGAATATATTTCTTATAATTGTCTTGGTGCTTGGATGGGCGAACTTACTCCATCTATAGTGCTACCATTGGAGTTTTAATGTCTGATAAAAAAGAAATATTTAATGAATGTTATATGTGTGAAGCAATGTTTAAGGATATACTAGATTTAATTAATCACATTAAGACAAGTCATAAAGATGAAACAGGTAATTTTTAATGTCATTAGTTAAAAAGGTTAAAGATGCCTTAAAAGATTATCAGGATGAGCACGGGGTTCTTGATGACAAAGAATATGAAAAGCTATTTGTACATTTTTATTTACAGCATGAAGATGAATACTTAAAGCAAAAAGTTTCTTCCAATAGGTCTGATGGAAAAAGTAGGATTAGATATGGCAGCAGGTAGTGCACAAGATATTCCAGAATCTAAGTCTGATTACTGCCCATGCAACAGATGTACTCTAGCCCGTAAACAAGGTAGGCAAGAAATTGCTGAACTTATTCTTAAAGTATTGGATGAAAATAAATAATGAAAGTTAGAATAGACAAGCAAAAGTTATCTAAGGATATTGATAAGGATGCTGACATAGCTCTTGCAGCAGACCTCGCCATAAAGATTTTAAAGACAGACCCAATGATTGTTGGAGAACCAATTGCAGAGGTTAGTCCTGGCTGCCCTATGGGATTTGCTAAACCAAAAGTAATTTTGCATTATGATATCATTAGTCCTAGTGTCTTTGATAAGTTTAAGATGTTTTTAACAAGAACTTCTTTAAATGATATTGTCAAAGAAATCAAGGGAGCAGTTTAAATGGAATTTGAATTACATCATGAAAAAGATGCTGGACCAATAGTTCGTTGGTTTGCAAATAAAATGTTAAGTCTATTGCATAAGGTTGAAAAGCCTTTGTATAACTACGCAGACATGTATACAGCAGTGTGGGACGATTATGAAGAAGATAATTTGTCTACCCCTCATAATCAAATGGGTTTATTTGATAACCTTGAAACTCTTCCACAGTTTGAACGACTAACAGAAGATTTAATTTAATGTGTGATGATATTTATTATTATAAAGATCAAGTAAGAGAACTTCAAGCTATTAATAGTTTTGTTAAAAACAATACTTTACTTTCTGTCCAAAATAGGATACAATATGTTAAAGATGAACGAGAAAAATTAGGTCTGCCATTAAGCGGTATAGAAATGGCTCTTGAAATAGTTAGGACAATGTTGAATGAAAAGTAAAAAAGAAGTAAAAGATGAAAGAACAATCATTTATGAAAACAATCTATATACAGTAGATGAGTTTGTTAATAAATATTCTAATGCATTAAAGTCGTATTTATTAACTAGGCAGCTTGGAGATAAAAGCAAGAAGTCTCACATAGTTGATCTTGCAGTAGAGAATGCATCGTTTGCAGAGTCTCTTTATATTTCAGTAGATAGCTTTAGATAATGTTTCTTACAAAAATGATTAAGTTTGCTGAAAAAATTGGTATGGATGTAGATGAACTCATGGAAATGACAGTACTTGATGCCATAATGAAAATAGAAGAAACTAGAAGTATGTGGGCAGATTTAAGAAAAGATATAGGTTAATGGAAATTGAGTTTGTCGCCAGAAGCCCATACTTTGAAAAAGTAGCACCAAGACCATACCCAGCAAAAAACTATTTGCCAAAGTGGTATAAAGAAATGCCTTCATACAATGAAGACCACGATGGCGTAAGAAGACTAACAGTTAAGTATGGTGCTAGTAGCGTTACTCCAAAAATGTGTACACCAATGTATGATAGTTTTACAACTGGATATATAATTCCTTTATGGGCAGATGTAGAGATAAGACAGGTTGATGATGAACCAAATCTTTTTTGGAGAACATCTGGAAAACAATTTGAAATGCATGGTGGATTTGGTAATGGTGGAAATAATGGAGTGACTGGCGTTACAACTCCAGATGGATACAGCGAGTATGTGGTTAAGTGGCTTAATGGTTGGGACATTAGAACTCCAAAAGGATATTCTTGCTTAATTACTGACCCATACGCAAATGAAAACAGCCCATTCAAAGCAATTGGTGCAGTGGTAGATTCAGATAAATTAAAACTATCTATACTACCACCAGTCTGGATTAAAAAAGGTTTTGAAGGAATTGTTGAAAGAGGAACTCCAATGGTTCAAGTAATACCTTTTAAAAGAGAAAGCTGGAATTCAAAATATACTTCTTTGAAAGAAGGAGAGTATAATTTAATGGAAGAGGCTGGATTTAATGCAAACATTAGAAATCATTATAAAAGGTTTGCTTGGACAAAAAAGGATTTTAAGTAATGGATAAAGATATTAAATTTATAGCAGTTCATGAATACGCCTGGGAAGTGGCAGAAAAGCCCTACCCTGCAAAAAATAATATTCCAAAATGGTGGAAAGACATGCCACCTTACATTGTTGACTTTGAAAATCCAGAAGGAAAGAACTTTTTGTTAAGAGATTTAAGAAATAATCTCTCTCCTAAAAAATGTATGCCAATGCTAGATGCAGTAACTTCTGGGTATATTATTCCTTTATGGGCAGACACTTTTATTAAAAGCTATGAAGATGTTGATAACCCAGGATATCGCCCTAACATCTCTTGGAAGACTACAAAAGAAGTTTTTGAATCAGATATAGATGGATCTCATCATATGGAAGCACCAGAAGGGTATTCCAATCTTTATAAGTATGTAAATTTATGGTGCATCAGAACTCCTCCAGGATATTCTGTAAAGATATCTTCCCCAGTTGGCTACAACGATCTTCCATTCAAAGTAGTTGATGCTGTTGTAGATACAGACAGATATGATGCAGCCTTGCCAATACCTATGTGGCTCAAGGATGGATTTGAGGGACTCATTGAGCATGGAACTCCATTGATTCAAGTAACACCATTTAAAAGAGATAGCTGGAAGGCATCTTTTGACTATTATCCAGATGGAAAGCATCCAATGAAGCAGGAAAAATGGCTAAGAATTAATTCTTTTGGAAATTACATAAAGACTCAATGGTCTAAAAAGTCTTATAAATAAGTAGATAGGGTATAATTAAAGAATGAGTAATTTAATAGATATAAAAGTAATTGGCTGCGGTGGTGGTGGAGTTAACGCTGTAGATGGAATGATTAGATCAGGACTATCTGGAGTAGAATTTATTGCAATTAATACTGATGCCCAAGCATTGTTGCCAAGTTTGGCAGATGTAAAGGTGGATATTGGCAGAGATAGAACAAAAGGTCTTGGAGCTGGAGCAAATCCTGAAATTGGAAGACTTTCTGCAAAAGACAGTGTAAATGAAATTAATGAAGTAGTTTCAGAAGCAGATGTGGTTTTTGTAACTGCTGGAATGGGTGGAGGAACTGGAACTGGCTCTGCACCAATTGTTGCTAACTGTGCCAAAAAAGCTGGTGCGTTGACTGTGGGCGTTGTTACTACACCTTTTGCATTTGAAGGCAAGAAGCGTATGGTAAATGCCTTAGAAGGAATTAATAATTTTAGTAAGGAAGTAGATACTTTAATTGTTGTTCCTAATGAAAACCTTATCTCTATGCTTGATTCAGATATATCAATGGAAGATGCCTTTAAAGAAGCAGACAATATTCTGCTAAAGGCTATAGCAGCAATATCGGATTTAGTCACAACTCCTGGTCAAATTAACATTGACTTTGCAGATATTAAAAGAGTAATGAAAGATGCTGGATCTGCATTTATGGGAATTGGATACGCTGATGGAGAAAACCGTGCAGAAGTTGCTGGTAACGAAGCAATTACAAGTCCAATTCTTGATATAGATTTAAATGGTGCAACTGGAGTTCTTATTTCAATCGCATCATCTGGAGATATAAAAATGTCTGAAGTTAACATGATAGCCTCACTTGTTTCTGAAAAAGCTCATGAGGATGCAGATATTATTTTTGGAACAACTATTGATGAGAATCTTGAAAATGGAATTTTAGTTACAGTAGTAGCCACAGGATTTAATAAAAGTGAATAATTTAATAGAAAAAAACACTAAGTATGGATACATGGCATACTTCAAAAACGACATGGCTTTTGCTGATACATTGTTTCACGAAAAAATTTATGAAGAAGATTTTGTAATGGAATTTTTACAAGATACTGTAAGGTCTAGTAAAACTATTTTAGATATTGGGTCACATGCTGGATCCCACACAGTATTATATAAACATATAAATCCAGATTGCGAAATATATTGTTTTGAGCCACAGTCAGAAATGTTTAACCTTCTTGAGCACAATGTTTCTAAAAATTCTTTTAATAATGTTAAAACATTTAATAAAGGTGTTGCAAATGTTGCTATGAAATCAAGCATGAGCAAGTCTGTTTCAGATGGAGATAATGCTGGAAGAAACATAGAGTATGGAACTGGTAAAAGATTTAACCTTGGTGGTCTTCAAATTGGAAATGGTGGAGAAGAGATTGAAACCGTGACAGTTGATAGTTTAAATTTGCAGTCCTGCGATTATATTAAAATAGATGTAGAAGGATTTGAACCACTTGTACTTATGGGTGCAGAGCAAACCATTAAAAAGTTTAAGCCAGTAATTTTGTTTGAATCAAATCATAAAGTTATTTCAAAAGAGATGGCTGAAAAATTTGGACTATCATATCCAGTAGATTCATCATTTGATATCTTAAAATCCTATGGGTATAAAGAAATAAAACTAATTGACAACCTCTGGAATTACTTAGCGACATTTTAGGAATTGAATGTTATTTGATAATACTAATGGTAATAATATAAATAATGTAAACAGGAGATACATTATAAAAAATATAAAGCCTCTTAATAGCTATATAAAATATAGTGAAAAAACTTTTTTAAAGCATGATAAAAAATTAGTTTATTTTAATATGAGCTTAAAATCTTTTAACAATGAATTGCACTATGCTGTTAGAGCTGGAGATAAAGAAATTGGAAAAAGATACTTTGATCCTAATTTTACTAGCCAAGTATTTGTTGGAACAATTGGTAAGAAATTAGAAGATCACAAGGAAATAAATGTCAGTTTTGATGATATAAAAAATGGCAGACTTGGGCTAGAAGATCCTAGAATATTTGAATGGAACAAAGAGCTTTACTTTTCTGGAGACATTCCATTTAACTTAATACATAAAAAACAAAAAAATGTTTTTGTTAATATAAACAATAGAAGTCATAAAGTTCTTGAAGACCATATTGGTAGAACATTGAGCAAAAATTGGATGCCATATGTTGAAAAAAATAAGCTATATTTTATTACAGATGTACTTCCAACTACCTTGTTAGAAGCAAGAACAAAACAAGTAAAAAAGTATAACGATATCACTACAAAAATACTAGTATCTGGTGGAGGACCTATTATTGAAATTGATGGATACAAAACAGCAATCGTTCATGGGAAAGTTCCTGGAATGTATTGGCACTCAGTAGCCCAATGGGACAAAGACTGGAATTTAAAAATATCTGATCCATTTTATTTTAACAAGATGGGGACAGAATTTAGTGTGGGATATGAAGTTCATAATAATAAGGTATACTTTACATATTCAGAAGATGACGATGGAGTTGTTTTGTGTAACTTAAAGTTAAAAGATTTTTTAAATAGTAAGATATGGAGTAGAAATGTTTAAAGAGATAGATTATAACAAGCACTTTGTTATTGGTACACCGCTAGTAGGATGGAAAGTTGACAGAAATGAGCACATGGCTTGGATAAAAAATAAAGATGAGATTCTTAAAAAATTTCCAAATGCCAGATTTTTTGCAGCCTTTGAATTAGATCATAGAGGGGTTGATGTTTTTAAAGATGTAATAGATTCATTAAGAGATGTTAACGGAGATTACTGGACATATTCAATTAATGATGGAGAAAGGCAGGTTACTTCTAAAAATAGATGGATAAGAATTGAAACAGGTAGAAATTTAATTAGGGAATTTGCTCAAAGAGTTAGAAAAATGTCTGGTCATCACTGGGGAGAAGATGCCTCATTAGAAAATTCTGGATCTATTAACTATGATGCAATACTGTATGTTGATTCAGATACTTATCTTGATTCAGAAATGATTGAAAAAATGTTTGAGATTGATCACCCACTCGTTGGAGTTAACGTGCCAGGATATGGATTATCTGGTAAAACTATAAGCAGGGATCCTAAAATACAAGAGCATTGGACTACTGCTGGTATGCTATTAGTAAATTCACCAGCATTCTACGACTTGCCATGGGGATATAATGCAATAATGAATTTAAGTGATGATCCAACATTCCAATACCATGCAGTTCAGTTAGGATATGGACAAACTTGGGTAAGAAAAGATATAAGTGCAAAACATATGGGTCAATTAATTCCAGTAGAAAATAGAAGAATTCCTCTTAGAGAAATCTAGATTTCCTTAGGATGGGAAACGACCTAGACAAGTCGTAAAACTGTCTATTTTTATTTATGATAAACTAGTTAGATGCACAAAAAGTTTTTAGCCTCTATATTTTCGGTATTATTAGTTTTTGCTCAAGCTACACCAGCAAACGCATCAGATTCTATACGATATAAGTCAACAGAAATTCAAACAATTCCAAAAGGAAAGTGGACAACTCTTAAATTTAAGGGTGGAAAGACAGAAATCCAAGGTAATGGAAAAAGATCCTTATTCTGCTATCAAGCAGGTATTATTACAAAGGGAAAGAAAAAGCCATCCTACGTTAAACTAAGAATTACTAGAATAGTTCCAGGTCCAAATGATACTAGTGCAACAAATACATATTTCTTTTCTGGAAAGCCAGGAAAAGAATTTGTTGCATCTAATTGTTGGAATATTGTAACAAAGCATCCCGTTGTGGTTCAAATTAGAATTACTGGTGGAAGCAAGACATACAACTCTGATATAAGACAATTTAAAATGTGGACCCCAAATGGAGATTATCCACAAGACTTCTCTGACTTTATTCCTGAAACAACTATTAATTAGTTTATTAGTAATGATATAATAGATTTGTTAGATACGTCTAACGAGGAGTCTATGCAATAAATTGAAAAAATTCTTTTCCTACCTACTATTAATTCCAATGTTTTTGTTTGGAACAATGTTTTTAATATCTCCAGTAACACAGGCAAATACTCCACTTGTTTGTAACATGTCTACAGTTACTGGAGATGATGATGGGTCTTTTCCGATGACCCTTCCATTTAGTCTTCAGTTAGGTAACACTAACTACAATCAAATATATTACAGCACAAATGGTCTTATGTCATTTGGGCAGCCAGATGGTAATTTTTGGAGCTATCCATCAACCCCATCTGTAACTCTTGCAGGTAGGGACTGGGTTTCATTTGGTCCAGGTGCTTATACTTCATATGGATATAACGAAAACTCATTTTGTATTGAGTGGTCAGTTCGTCCATTCCCACAATCAAGCGGTCCTCTAACACAAATTAGATTAGTTGTAAATGTATTTCCTAATGGTGGATGGCATGGTGAGATTACAACTCTTGGATGGATTCCCCCAGACATTAGGCGTGGAATTGTATGGGAACAGAACGGAACACCATTATCAATCGAGGCAGCCTTTGATGTAAATGGTGGAGTTCCAGTTGAAGTTGAACCTGCTCCAGCCCCTACAAGCTTTACAGAGCCTCCTGCAATTCCTACTCAATGTTGGGATGGCAGTACAGTTTATGCTCCTGCCACATGTCCTGTTGAGCCAAGTCCTACCCCTACCCCTGAGCCAAGTCCTACCCCTACCCCTGAGCCAAGTCCTACTGCCAGCCCTGAACCACAGCCGTCAGTATCACCAGAGCCAACAATAGAACCGTCACCCCAGCCATCAGAGCCAAGCCCACAGCCGTCAGAACCTGTTGTGCAACCTTCAGAAACTTCTTCACCTAGTCCAACTCCTTCTTTAATTCCCTCAGAATCTCCGTTGCCCCCAGTAGAACCTGAGCCAACTCAAGACCCAACTCCTGAGCCAGAGATTTCATTTCCAGAATCATTAACTCCAATTCCAGACGAGAGTCCATCTCCTGATCCAGATCTTTCATCCACTGATCTTCCATCTGATAATAATATCACAGAAACAACAGGTGAAGAAATAAATACACTTGTTGAAGACTTTACTGAGAGTGGAAGTATTTCAGATGCTGAGACAGAACAGTTAATTGATAACTTTTTGAATGATGGATTTATCTCTCAAGATGAAGTATCTGGTCTTTCAGAATCTTTGACTGAAGATGGTATTTTGACGGAAGATGAAAAAGAATTGCTTGTAGATGTTATCTTAGAACAAGCAGATGGTAATGCTATTTCAACTGAATTAATTGACGAACTTGGACTTGATTATGAAGACTTGCCAGATGATCAACCAGTTATGTTAGAAAATGGCGTAATACTTTTTGCAGAAGTGGCAGACGCTTTGGAAATATTTGAAAATCCATCAGAAATTTTAAGTGCAGTGTTTACAGATCCTGGTAAGGCTCTTACTGCTGTAGCTAACATTGGTGCAGACATGACACCAGAACAACGTGAAGAATCACAAACAGTGGTTGTTGCGTCCATTATTGTTGGACAGGTAATAGCATCAACTAATTTAATAACAGGGAGGATAAGATAATGAAGAAATGGTTGAAAGATAAGTTTCGTGAAACATTAAACCAAACATTTACCCTTCTTGGCATGTTCGTAGCATGGGCAGTCCTAGACGGGTCTGCTAAAACAGTAGTTGGTTGGGCAATTATGCTATGCGTAGTTGTATGGTTGTTTTCAATGAAATTTAGAGAAGAAAAGGAGGAAGAAGAAAATGGCAAAAAGTAATGTAGATATAACAGTAGTTGATAAAGAGACTGGAGAAGAAGTAATTGGTTCCAAGGCAGTAACAAATGTATGGAATATATTCTTCAGAATTGTTGCAGTATTTGCAGCATCTGGTCTATCAATTATTGGTGCAGGTTCCTTAGTTGGAATTGATACACTAACTGCTGTTATTATGGCAGGTACGCTTGGTGTTGCTACAGTTGTTGAAAAACTCGCAAGAGCATTCCTCGATGATGGCAAGTTAAGTGCTAGTGAAATCAACTCAGCATTTAGTTCAGTAGACAAAAAAGCAGAATAGTATATAGGATATAATAGAGTAGGGGAGTCCTCCAAAGGA